GTGAAAAAGCAGCATTTTTGAAAAGAATAGTCTTAAATAAAGATTTTGCTCTATTAATGAAGACTATGGTAGTTGATGGCAATATGTCACATAACAATATACAGAGATATATTAATTATCTTAGAGCAGAGTATGGAGAAAATTCTATACAAAAAGAAGATATACCTATGTTAAAAAGAGAGCTACAGCATGAGTATGAAGCGTATAATAATCCTGCTAATCAACAAGGTCCAGTTGATACTGGTCTTACTCGTGATCAAATACAAGGTAGAGAATATGAAGTAGCAGATGCAATGAGAAAAGAAGGATTACAAGCTTACTTACCTCAAGTTGTAAATCCATTCTTTATGTCTATATTTTTAAGAGGTGTAGGAGACGATTTACCTGAATCTTCTAAAAAGGCAATTAAAGAAGCTGCGAAAGAAACTAAATTTCAAGATGAAAGAAGATTTAAATGGGAACAGAGACAGAAAATGATGGAAAACTTACTAGGACATGCTGGTAGTTCGTAAAGGATATAGATGATGATACCTTTAATCGGTCCTATTATCAGTGCAGTAAGCAGCATAGGCGGCTCTTGGATGGAGAATAAGCTCCAAGAGACTAAGGCTAAGTCGCAGGTAAAGATTGCTAAAGCCGAAGCTGAAGCTGAAGTACACAAGAAAGTTGCTACTGGTGAGGTTGAGTGGGAAAAGACTATGGCGAAAGCTAGTGGCGATAGCTGGAAAGACGAGTACCTAGTAGTTGTATTGACCGTACCAGCTATTTTAGTCTTTATACCGGGCATGGAAGATATAATACAGAGAGGATTTATGGTGTTAGATACGCTACCTGATTGGTATCAGAATGCCTTGATGATAGCTATATCAGCTTCTTTCGGTATCAAAGGGTTTACTAAATTCCTACGTAAGTAACTTATTAATATCTTCATAATACGTAGTACTAAGCTTCTTCAAACGTTTGATGAACTCTGCTATCAAGTGAGTATTCTCATACTCAGGTAGCTTAACTTCCATCACATCATAGAAATTCTCTACGGGAACATCAGAGTATTCAACCTCTATGTTCCCTTTCGTATTTAAGAATACTTTAACTTCTGATAATACAGTCTCTGCTTCTCTCATATATCCACTACTTCACACACTCCAGCAGTACAGGCTAGTTCCTGAGATGCCTTCGTGTTATCCTCTGTTTCAAATTCGTTGAGTTTATCCCAATCTATTTTCTTAGGAGTCTTCTTAGATAATTCCTCGTATTCCTCTTTAGTACACTCTTGATAAGGTGCTTGCCTGTATGTGTGATCAGAGTACGGTAAGAAGCTAATACCACTCAACCTATCGAAGTGTCTATAGCACCACGCACCTACTTCCATCCATTCCTCTTCCTTAACGCTAATCGTAATAGATGGTTTGTGTTCACACCAGTTTTCACTGTACGTGAGCCATAGTTCCATATGGTCTATTGCAGATAGGTCTTTCCTGAATACTGCCTTATTAGAACATTTAACAGGGAAGGAGAAGACTGTATTGTGTTCAGGTGACATTACATCAGGTTCATTATAGACTTCTGCATCTTTAAGGAACTTAGTCAAAGGGTCTTTGTTATCAGCCCTGACAGTTCTAATATAATACTGAGAATGTCTAGGATGAATACCACTTGCAGAGTCGGTTAACTGACTGACAGTACCAGACGGTTTGACGCACGTAATAGCCGCTGAAGGTTCGATGCCTAACAGATCAGCCCATACCTTATTAGTCTCTAGTGCATGTTCACGTAGCATACGTAAGCGTTTCTCTAAGTACGGTCCATTCTTATTAAGCAGTGGACAGTCCATTATACCTGTCAAGGATACGCCTAGCAGACGCTCCTTCTCTGTAATATCCTTCCAACGTTTACGTAGATAGTGGAAGTCTGTAAGAGTAGCTTGGAAGGTTCCTAAGATCGTAGCGTACTCCACCTTCTTCATCAAAGTTTCTTCTGTGTCATCATAGCGGCATACAGCTTCTGTGAGATTACAGAATTGATGAGGATGTAGAATAATCTCACTACAGGGATTAGTACCGTAGTCAGCATCATTAGGTCTACGCTCGAAACGTGAGGCTTGCCACTGTGCAGCCTCTCTATTGAACAGACCACGCTCTCCTGACTTACTCATTACCAAGGCAAGCCATTCCTGCATGAAGCTTTCCATGCTAGGACGGTGCGTGTAGGCTACGGAGTTATTCGCCAATGCTCTCTGAGGATCAGTCTTCCACCATTCACCTGCTTTGGCATGGCGCATACGATCATCATATAGATCACTGAGAGATAACAACGCAGACCTACGCACCCCACCAGAGACTACTACTTCACCTATCTTACAGACTATATCGTGGCATTCAATAGAGGATAGTTTACGTCCGTAAGCATTCTTAAATATACTGATGGTGAAATTAAATAAATCTTCTAAAGGTTCTGGACCTGATGCTCTACCACCGAATGTCTTTAACCTAGCTCCTGCAGGTCTAATCTTACTATAATCTATCTTAGGTATTCTATTAGTATATAAGTAACTAATAAGATCACGTAAACTTCTAGCCCATCCTTCTTTACTGTCTGCTACGGAGATAGTGTCATCTGTATTCTCTAATGGTTTATTAGGAATAGAAGGTAGATTGTTTACGAACTTACGCTCTACTGAGAAGCCAACACCTGTACCGTTCATCAATATATAAAGTATCTCATCGAAACAACGAGGATTATCTATATGCACATAGGAGCAATTGTAACCTGCGATATTCTCTCTTAACAGAGCAGGTCCAGCAGTCATAAAAGCTCTCATTGATGGCATAACCTTCTGATCCCATATCATATCATATAGTTCAGATAAAGTCTCGTCTAAAGTATTCTTATTGATCGTATGCTCTAAGGTGTTAATGTGTTCAAGCATAAAAGAGAGATAACGGTCTATCGTATCATCCCAATCTTCTCGTCTACTATGTTCATCCACCCAACGTGCATACCTGCTCTTATAGATGAATGACTGATAACTATCGAAGTTATCTTTGATATTTAAAGCATCATTTAGTTTCATTGATATTATCAAACAATGTAAGGGTTGTTTCGTTACTATTCTCTATCTTCTCAACTTCTTTAATAAGCTTATTGAGATACCATTGAGCTTTGTGTAAGTCTTTCAGCTTATCACCTTTATAATTACAACGCCAGAGATATTTCAATACAGTACCACGTACATACTCACAAAAAGCATTAGGTTCCATAGTAGCGTGAATAGCATCTATACACTCTATGCCATCGTGATTAAGTTTATAATGTTCTGGACTATTAACATCATCCTTAACTTTTACACCAAATTCAACTTGCGTCATCTTCTCCGTTATCCTTCTTTTCTTTATCTTTAAACACATAATTTGAGCTTATAGGCAACGTAACCTCATCGCTCTCAGCCATCTTCTTATAATCTGAGAAAGAGACTACATCACCTTCACTAACTATGTCAAGTCTTCTATCTTGAACTTTCTCAATAAAATCGAAACCTTTAGCCGCCACTCTGTCACAATCTTCATCTAATATAGATAATAACCCGTAAGCAATAACAGTTGCGATAGTAGGCTCTTTTTCTTTAGTAGCAGTAAAATCAAATATAGATAAATTAAAATTACTCTTATCGTCTTTGAAAGTCTCTAACATCAGTAGAACGCCGGGGTTTGTGTTATCATCACTCATAAATGCACTGCCTTCTAGCTTACCGCTGTGCATCACATGATCTAATCTCTTTAAACGTTCTAAGGCTTCGTCTTCACCTTCATCCATTCTTCGGGCATCCTTTTATCTGCATGTAAAAAGCCATTCTTCTCACACCACTGAGCATACGTTGTCCTAGAACGCTTGTCAAGCTTATTCCTTGAATTTAAAAATACGAAACGTATATCAACATCAGGATATTGCTCTTTAATAAGTAGATGTTTAGTTCTATCAGCGGCAAAGAAACGTCCTTTAGTTTCTATGTAAAAATTACCATCACATATATAGAAGTCAGGTGTGTACGTTCTAGGTTTAGGTATGTATTGTATAACATCTTGTTCGTATAAAGAAGCTATCTCTCTTTCACGTAAATCTCTAGCGAAATTAGCTTCGAATTGAGAACGATAACGCCTAGACATTTAACTCAAGTTTCTCAGGTACACATGAAATAGACTTTATTGCACCTTTATATTCAAATTCAGCGATAGCAAATTGTTTAATATCTTCCAGATTATTTTTAACATGTTCGACACATTCATCTACATCATGAAACAATAAAGGTTCACCGTTTTTGAAATCAACGGTAATAGCATCATTACCTACGTGTAAAGGATCGAACATAAACATTATTACGAATATAACCCATTTCATATTATAACTCTTCCACTTTATTATAAAGCAATTCAGCCTCAGTGATACGCCCTGTCACATAGTCATAGTACAACTTAGTACATTGACCTGTCAAACCACTAAATCTATTCTTTATTACACGCACGTATGTCGTGTGTCGTTCTATTATACAGTCTGCTTGACCATTACGTTCTAAGCCGATTACAAGGTCACTTAGCTGTCCTATGGAATGTGATCCTCTAAGGTCACTCAAGCTCACGTTAGTCGAGTTAGTCTCGTGTGATCCATTAGACGGTCTGCGTAAATGTGATACCATGAACAAAGTGATACCTAGCTCCTGCACGAGTGTACGTAATTTAGTAACGCAAGCGTCTATCGTCTTACGCTCGTCTAACGTACCTTCTTGCGAACTCACTAGAATAGAGATGTGATCCAGCACAACGTACCTGCAACCTAACGCTCTGACTAAATAACGTATACGGGCTATAACATTTTCTATCGTATTAGAACCGAAGTGATCAAAGAAGTAAAATCTATCAGAGGCTAAGACTTCATTAAAGGCTTTCTTATATTCATCATTAGTGTATTCCGTATCAGGAAGATGTAATGGCTTATTTATATGTAAACTCATTAAGCTTTCAGCCGTAGTACGTACGTTCTCTTCCATGAACATAAGACCTATGTTCTCTTTAGTATTTCGAAAGATATGATAGACTATCTCACGTATGAAACTACTCTTACCTATGCCCGTACCAGCGCAGATAGTGACTAACTCGCCTTCACGAATACCATAAGCCATATTATTTAAGCCTTCAAAGGGATAATCTACTTTAGCCTTAACTGGCCCTTCTATCAACGTATCCCATAAATCCTTACCAGCTACTATACCATCAGGAGTATAGCATTCAGCATTCCACCAATCAGCTACGAATTCAGTTTCCTTACCACCCATCAAGTAATCAGAAGCATCTTTATAGCGAAGCTTCATTATCTTAGCTTTAGGAGATAATAATTCTGCTACTTTCTTAGCATTCTCAATACCGACTTTATCATTGTCGAAACATATAACTATATTGTCGAAGCTCATTAAGTACTCGTAGTTCTCTTCTACGTCTTTAGCGGCTCCTGCGGCTCCTGTCTTTAGACTTAGGCAAGGCCACTTATTATCGAACATCTGGTGTGCCGATAACGCATCTAGTTCACCTTCACAAAGTGTGACAAATTTGCCACCTTTCTTAAAAACTTGTTGACCGAATAGACCAGAAGAACTTATATCACCTTCTGATATGAACTTCTTATCCTTACCACGTATCTTATTGGCTATGTGTTCATTCCAACTGTTAAAATAGGGATAGTAATGATGACCATCATCTCCTATAGTAACTGAATATCGCAAGCAAGTTTCAGACGTTATATTCCTACGTGGCATTGACTTGGTTGTACCTACGTGAAGATTATCATTAGTCTTACTCTTAGGTGCTTTCTCTTCCACGACAATTTCTCCATCATTGGCTCTAGTGGTTTTACAAGAGAAGCAGTACGTCCCGTCTACGTAAATAGATAGAGCGTCACTGCTTCCACAATCGGAGCAAGGTAAATGTGCTTGTAAAGCGTTACCCATTATAGTTCAGTACTTCATCTACGTTAGGTAGTTTAGCTATTTTAGTAAAGTATTTATATCCGTGTGAATATTGAAACACTCTTAAACCTTTACCGTTATTACTGTCTTTCCAACAGATATCTTTATAGTTACAGAATACGCAACCTTTATCAAGAATACGATTACCAGACGTACCGATAGGAATATCAGGATGACATAGTTCAGGCATCTCTTTAGAGGCTACTATCTTCTTTAACTCTTTCACTCTCTTAGAGGCGTTTATTGTAGTAAGCTCGTCTATGGTCATCAGAGTTATCTCACCGTTATTCTTATTAATGGCGAAGAACGCACCCTCATCTAAATTCATAGCTTCCATATAAGAACTTATCTGACCTATGTAACCGAAAGGATCAGAGTTAATTAAATCACCTTCTTTAAATTTTTTAAACCCATAATCAGAAGCAGACTTTACATCTACTAGAACGCCATCAATAACAGCATCTATGTGTCCTGTGATACCTTCCAAGGTAACTTCTTTCTGTTGATCCTTGACATCGTGACCTGCTTCTCTAGCAAGGAATAGTAACATAGCTTCTAAGATATGTCCGTAGAAGAAACGCATACGTTGTTGTGGTATCTCTTTACGCTGTACAGGATCGTTAATTTCGAACCATAGTTTACGGTTCTCACGACCTACGGCAGACAGACGTAAACGTTTCCTTTCGCCCTCATAAGGTGCAAGGAACTTAATAACTTCATCTTTCATAGTAGCTAAGAAGTCATTAAGATTATCTTCATTAACTTCTTTCTCGCCAGTATCTATTAAATTCAAGATATCTTCTACAAGAGTAGTTATATTCTTTTTTTTCTTTCTTGGCATGTTATTCCTTCCAGTTCTACCTATTCAGTAATGATGCCCTTTCTTTAACACTGACACTTTTTCTACACAAACATGGTCTAAATTATAGTAGAAACCAATTTGAATTGTTTCGTTATCATTATTCTTTATTTCTACTAAGGTACAATGACCGTAATCTTCATCCTCAGTACTATCAACATTAACGACATTATAATAACCAGACAACTTGATGATATCTTCCATTACTCATCCTTTATATAGAAACAATCCTATTATAATAAAATGAGGATTTCTTGTGAAGGCATCCTCTGACCCAATGATATTTATTTACCGGAATAGAATAGACGTTATCATCTTAACCGCTTTCGCTACGTCTATATTCGATAGTACCGTCCCTCTCTATCGAATATGCCTTCCCAATTAGAAAGCCCCCTACTATTACACTAGCTAGTAACTACCTTATAGATCGTCACCAGCCTCGAAAGGTATCTCATCACCTTCCAAGTCACCAAGAACGAAACCATCATCTTCAGCCTCAAGATCACCAGTTCCACTCATATCAGCAGATTTAAAGTCCACCACCATTAAAGAGTTTAATGATGCACTGATACCAGACTTCTTTTTAAATGTCCAATCGAAAGGAGTAACTGAACATTTAACTGTGCTACCGTTACCTATCAGTAAATTGGAAGGCCAGATGTTCTTAGCGGCATCCATTACTTTAGGGCGGCGTTTAGTCTTAGCGACGATAAAGGAACCTTTATGTTCTTTTTCACCTTCGCCTTGACGTACTTCAATGCCAACGTCTTCCAGCTTCTTAACAGTAGCCTTATCTAGTTGACATATATCGACCTGAAACTTTCCCGACAGGTCATTCGGTTCGTGTACATGCGCCCATTGCGCTGTACCTTTTATCACCATACTTTGATACATATTTCTATGTCCTTTCTTTCTAGTGAGTTTCAGCCCAATTCAAACCTGACTTCGCGTCAGCATTCAAGGGCAACCTTACACGCAGTATACGACCTGCTTCTTGCATTGTCAAGTCTGCCGCATACATTATTTTGTCAACATCATCAACGTGGACTTCGAACTGCATCTCATCGTGAATTGTATTCACCAAATGTGCGCGTAAGCCGTGTTTTCGTATGTAATCATCCATACATATTGACCACTGTTTGCAAGCTATCGCTCCTGCTCCTTGCAGCAATGTGTTCAAAGATGCGTGTTGATGACGTACGAAAATTCTTCTACCATCTAATCCTTGTAAGGAACCTCTCTCTGCCATCTTCTGCACTCTGTCAATGAGAGAGTCGAGAGAGGGCATATTAGCTAGGAAATCACGTTTTAACCTAGCACCATCTCTTAACGTTCCACCTACAACATGTCCTAATTTCTCTACACCAGCACCGTATAAAAATGCGTAGATGAAACGCTTTGATTGCGCTCTGGTATCTAAGCCAGCGGCTATTCTATTTACCTCGTGAGGATCACCGTTTAATACTACGTCTATGTACTCTATGTCTTTCATGTAATGTGCTAACATTCTTAACTCTAAGCCTTTAGCATCCATGCCGACTATCTTGTAATTACCGTTAGGAACAGTGAAACAAGCTCTACATTCCGTACCGTATGGTTTGTCATTAGAGACAATGTTCGCCATATTAGGATTAGAATGTGTCATACGTCCCGTCACAGCCCCCATAGTGTACACAGTCCCATGTATTCTATCATTTACGTCCATATTTTCTAACCACGCCTCTACGGTCTTCCAACGTGTCTCTAGCATCTTCCACTCTGCTAGCTTTTTAGCAGCTTCAGGAGCATTATCGTGTACAGTATTAAGATTTTCCTCACAAATCTTCGGTGATCCTTTAGGTGTAAACACTTTAGGACTCCACCCGTACTCGTTAAGTCGCTCTACTATCTGTTTAGGGCTGGCTAGATTAAACTCTTTGAATGTAATAAGTGAAAAAGGTCCACCTACTCCCTCTATGTTACGTAAGCTGACTTTAGACATTGAGCCATCTTTCTTATATTTAGGAGTAACTTCCTGTAGAAATTTCGCCTTCGGTAAGAAGTCTTCTTTGACCTTCTTCTCAATGCTCTTCGCTTTCTTCTTAGTTTCTATGTATAACTCTACAGCCTTTCTTCTATCAAGAAAGAAACCATGTAGCTTCTGTTTATTTATCACATTAGCTATCTGATGTTCTAGCTCTAAACTCTTAGTCGAGAACTCAAGACCTTCGACTACTAACATATTATAGACTTTCTCTGTCAAGAGGACATCACGAACACAATACTCAAGCATCTCTTCAGTATATCTAGAGAAGTCATTAAATTCTATTTTATCATAATTTAACAACTTACCCCAATTCTCTAAGGAGTGACCGCCTTCTCTCTCAGGGTTATATAACCTAGACATGATTAACGTATCTTTAGCGTTAATGAGTTTAATATGTGTACCCCACAATTTGTTTAGTATAGGGAAATCAAACTCAATACCGTTATGTGCAATATAGATATCATCAAGCTTTAAGAACTCCTGCAAAGAAGTCTTATCTAAGAAGTGAACAGGTTCACCCTTATTAACTTCTTTACACACAACACACCAAATAGTTTTAGCATCCAGTGCATCCGTTTCAATATCTATTATAATCTTTCTAGGCATCTCACTGTATAGTCGGTTTCTTAAATTCTTCTATATCCTCTACGCTATCTAAAATCATTTTCATAGTTTCTTTAAAATCTTCCTCCGACAACATAACCTTATATAATCGCACTGTATTACACATAAGAACACCAGCAACTAACATGCCGTTATAATGTGCCACTAACTCAGATATGTTTTCTATCACAATATCCGATACCTCGTCAATCATTTTTCTAGCTTCTTTATCGTCAATCATCTTTTTTTTCCCATCTGTAAAATATATGATCTTCTATCTCTACGGTCATAGTTTTAGAAGCCGCCCAAGAGGGTAGTATATAGTCAGCGTGATAATGTGTCGCACCTTCCGTAATATCTAGGTACGGTGTAATTTGAAATAACATATTGAAAGCAAGTTTATGTATTTTAACGTACGTTTCTTTTTCTTTAGGTTCATCTAGTTTACCGTCACAATACCAACTAAATTGGCATTTATTAATAACAGGTATTAATTCTCCTGTATTCTTCCATGATAGTCTAGTCGGCCCTTGCTTAACTACTTCGCAGATAGTGTTAGGGTATCTACTATCAGCTACTCTATTCATCACTACATTGGTTACAGCTAACTGACCAGCAAGACCTTGATTACGTGCTTCGAAATACATATTGTCTGCCAAGCACGTAACCTCTTCAGGAGTAACACCCATTAACCACCCTACGATTAATATTGATTTCATTTTATATTTACTTCACTCTTAGTTTCAACCCATACCCTAGCTCCACAAGATAAAGGTTTATTAGGTCTATACACTATTTTACAAGGACCATCGATTTCAACTTCGTGACCATAGTCATTAGACTTATATGTTTTCACAGTTAACACAGGTTCATTCTTATTGTGTTTAAAGTTAGATTTAATTTTATGTTGATTAACGTGAATATATTTTTTCATTTTAATCACTAACCTTAATAGAGAGATTAGATACTTTACGCATCTTCTTCATAACTTTCTTGTAGATACCTTCTTCTTCTTTACTAACTAAGATATTAACTGGCATAGTACCTTGAGAGAAGTTACGTAAATAACTGATACGTTCTTTAGCTTCTTTCTCTATTTTATTATTATTATTACTCTTCATCACTGTAATACTCCTTAGAGTTATTAGTACGTGAATATTTAGTCTTATCTTTAACTACTCTTTGAGAATACTTAGCACTATGTAGCTCTCTAGCCACAGGATTACGTAGCTTGAAAAACTTTTTATTTTTCTTCGCTATGCGTTCCAAGTCTGTTTGTCTACGTTTGTAACCCATTGAATTTATTTTAATTTTTTGTGTTGACATGCGTTGACGTTAAGAGTAGTATACACATTAATCAAATTAATGCAAGGTGTATTTCACGATGAATATTTTTTATTTAGATACCTCTCCAGCGGTTTGCGCTCATTATCATTGTAATAAACACGTTGTCAAAATGATACTTGAATATTCTCAATTATTATCTACTGCACATCATGAATGCGATGGGGTTCCTTCGATAGAGTGTTACAAAGCTACGCACAAAAATCATCCTTCTGCTCTGTGGGCAAGAGAGAATACATTTAATTATAAGTGGCTGTATAAACTTTTATATTATACTGCATCAGAGTATACTACACGTTACGGAAAAGTACATCTAACAGAACGTAAAGGTATAATAGATAATCTTTATACTTTACCTAAAAATTTACCTGTCGGTGAAAAGATGACAACAATTCCACAATGTATGCCTGATAAGTATAAAGTCAAAGATGATCCTATCAGTGCTTATCGTAATTATTACATAGGTGATAAATCACGTTTTGCTAAATGGCAAGATGATAGTCAAACGCCCACATGGTTCTTACATGGTTGTGTTGCCTAATGCCGATTATAAAACAATATAATTTAGTCACTAATGATGTTCGTGACAATGAAAATGTTTTCTTCATGTTCCTTGAGAACAAAAAACGTATAGGTGGTGGGCATATTGCTATGTTATTACGTGATAGTAGTAACGCTATCCCACTTACTGTGAAGAAATCTAATGGTCAGGGTATCGCCCATTACTTCCATCGTGAAGACTTAGTATACGCAACTGATGATCTAATCTTTCAATTAAATATTGCCAAAGATGTATTGAATAAGGGTTGTATTGTTGTGTTACCTATGGAGTGTTTTGTAGATAATGAATTTGTCGAAGAAATATTCAGAGAAGCTTGTGAACCTTTCGCTAATACTTTCTATAATCAATTAGATTATCTGTTTGAGAATTATAAGGCTAAGAAATATGTCGCTTAAACTATTATATTATACATTACTGAGGAACGTGTTCTTTCAAGCCTTTAAACTATTCAGTAGCATAGAAGCTCCATTATACAGGAACCATGTAAAATATCATAAGATTGTTCAGGGCATCAGACATGGAACGTGAGAGGCATAAGATTGATTGGTGGATTAAATGGGCATCAAGTATTATTTTATTATGCGGAATGATCTTGACTTCTCAAAATTTATACCCTATTAATCTAATGATTCACGCAACAGGGGTATTAGGTTGGTTGATTGTGTCTATAATGTGGAATGATAGAAGTCTGATTGTTGTCAACGCTTGTGCGCTTACATTACTTGTCAATGGTCTAATAGCCTATTTAATAGAAGGGCTGCAACATGGCTAGACAACTGTACGAAACCAAAGCGGATATTTCTAGGGAGAAGATCACTTTAGATTTTGTCAAGGATAAACTTGGCATGGGTGATCTTGTTAAGTTACCTATTAAATATAAGATAGACTATATTGAACTGGGTAGATTTAGTGACGGTGGAAAGTCTATAGTAAATTTCGTAGAGATAAAGAATAGAACAGTTGCTAAAGACAAGTACGATACGTATATGATATCTGCTGATAAGTTCACAACAGCATCACAATACGTAAAACGTTTTAACGTAGGCTTTAAACTCATAGTACGTTGGAAAGACGTAGTAGGTTGTTACACTCTTAAAGATGGTGACAAGTTCAGTCTTGGTTTCAACGGTAGATATGATAGAGGCGATTGGCAAGATGTAGAGCCTGTCGTTTATATTCCTATGAGGGAGTTTAAAGATGTTATCTAAAAAACATACTGCTATATTAAATGCTACAGAGAAAGATATTAAGAGATTTTGGAGTAAAGTAGATAAAGGTGAAGGTACTTTAACAGAATGTTGGGAATGGTTAGGTACTAAAATCGTTGAAGGGTATGGTACATTTTCAATAAAAAACATCGAAGTTAAATGCCATAGATTATCTTTCTTTTTACATACTAGTATTTTAGATGATAATTTATTAGTGTGTCATATATGTGATAATCCCAGTTGCGTTAATCCTGATCATCTTTGGTTAGGAACTTTACGAGCTAATAATTTTGATAAAACGTTAAAAGGAAGAACTGCTAAAGGTTCTATGTTTGTTAATAAAACTTTATTGAATGAAAAAGATGTAAAAGATATATTAATTCGTTTACGTAATAAAGAGTCTTGCGTGTCTATTGCTAAAGATTACCCTGCCTCTGTTCAGGCTATCAGTCACATAAAAGCAGGAAGGTCTTGGAAACATGTCACGTTACCTTAAACTTAAATACTGGATTAATGACGCAGTAAATAAGATGTTTAGATATTTACTTAGAGAAGGTGAGTATAGAAAGAAACCTAAACATACTCCTACGATAGAACGTAAGAATACGCCTCATACTGCATACGAGGCTAGGCTGCCTAGTCTTGAGCGTAGGGTAAAAGCAGCTAGGGACCAAAACTAGAGAAAGGTTAAATACATATGAACAGTTTAAGAATTAAGAAGGGAGAAAAGTCCTTGCAAAAAGAAAGCGAGTATGCTAAGTACGATGTTGACGGTGATGGTATTGTGTCCGATGAGGAGATGGCTACTATTCACGCGATCAACGCAGAAGCTAAATCAGAGGCGCAAAAGCAGATGGCTTGGGTTGCTATGATATCAATGTTGGTATTTACACTTATGGTCTTTTTACCTATCTTTCCTGATGGTAGGATAAAGGCATTAGCTGATCTATTCGGTCTATTCTATATTGGACAGGCTGGTGTCGTAGGTGCTTATATGGGTATGACTGCATACATGTCTAATGGAAAGAGGTAAGTATGATTGTAATAGCTTTAATAGCTTTAATAATCTCTGTTGATTATTATCACGATAATGAATGGAGATATGTCGGTCAACATGAATGTAATCAAGTTGGCGTGGTAGAACAGACTAAAGCTAGGGTCTATCCTATAGAAGTAGATGGCTTCAAGCCTTATATTCTTTTTAAACAGAAGAATAAAGATGGAAGCTATGTAGTTAGTTGTGTGTTGAATAAGGAGAAGTGAGTTATGAGCCTACCTAGTAGAGCGCAATCTGACTTAGAGGATAGGGCTGAAAAGGTACTGGATATCCTACAACTGGTTCTAGCTACTGAGGTGTGTGACGAAGTGCATAACATTCTTACAGCTAAGATTAAAGACGCTATGTCAGAAGCTGGTTTGGATGGAGATGATGGAGAGTTTCTTGATGAGGCTACAGAGATGTTGATTAAGATTTTGCAGAAAGAGGATAAGAAATGATAATCATTCTAGCAATCTGTGAGACATGTAGGAATACACAAGAAATACACCATCTTGAT